TAGCTAATATCGCTGACCCTAATTTTGTTATGAATTTTTCTGATGATGCAAATAAAAAAGAGACGGCTAAGGTTGATACTGAAGCAGCTAAAATATCCAAGATAGTACCAAAGGAATTATTCAAAGACATCTTTCTTAAAGACGGTCCATCTTATGTTAAAGATGAAAAGGGTAAAGCTATGTTTAAGGACGATGCTTCAAAAGAAAGATTAAAGAATTTAATAAGTGTTAAATATAACGTACCTTATGAAACACTAGCTTTTAACGATGAGCTACCGCCAGAACAAAGTTCAGATTATCTTTACAATGTTATAGTATTACCAACTGGGGATAGTGATATCGCAGCTCAAAGAAGAGACGTTAGGATTAGCTTTTTGCTACAACACTAACGCCTCAAACTACTAATAACCTCTTTACCAACAGAAATATCCTCAATAGGCGTATCACCCATTATGGTACCAATAGTTTTCATTTTAGACTGGAGAGCCTTGTACATTATGATATCTAAAGTCTCATCAAATAAAGGGTAAATAATGTGTACCTTATTTTGTTGACCTATTCTGTGGGCTCTATCTTCTGCCTGCATATGGTTAGCGGGTGTCCAATCAAGATCGTTAAATATCACAACACTACCTTCAGTCAGGGTTAAACCAACACCAGCAGCAACAATATTACCACAGAAAACCGTAATTTTTTCATCATTTTGAAATAAGTCAACAGCTTGTTGGCGTTTTTCCTTAGATACGGATCCATCAATCATAACCGCTTTTTTCCCAAAATGAGCCATTAACTCTTTAATCGTATTAGAGAAACAACTAAAAATGATGACCTTTTGACCATTATCAATAATCTCCTCAGCCATTTCAATAGTGTGCTGGATCTTATCGTAAGACAACAATTGTCTAACTTTGATCAATTTTGTTAAGTGATCGGTTATGGTTGGTTTTTCGCCAGCAGCTTCCATCTCATCAATCCAAGCCTCATATTCAGCTATATAACTATTATAACTGGTTGAGAACTCAAGTGGTAGATATACAGGTTTGATGGTTTTTTGTGGTAAGTCAATTGAGTCATTTTTAGTTCTTCTTAAAATAACATCTGACGAAAATTCCCTAAGTTCATCTAAATTTGATGATCCTGAACAAACCCAGTATTTTTGTTTGGTACCTTTACGGTTAAATTGTCTACCAGCGCAATACCTTTTAACATAACCAACCCAATTAGCGGCAACTGGTGAATCACACAAATACAATAAATTATAAAAATCGATTGGCTTATTTGTAATCGGTGTACCAGTCAATAACCATCTAACAGGTATTTTTTTAGCAAAGTCATTAAAAATTTTAGTTCTATTTGAAGCAGCATTTTTAAGGTAATGCGCTTCGTCTGCAATAACTAAATCAAATTTATGATAATCGATTGGAGAAACAGGTAAATCACTAACCTTTACGCCACGTCTTGGTAAATGGTGAAAATTCTTTAAAATATCATAGTTAACTATAGTCCATTTCTTTACAGTTAAATTACTACCATCGACAACAGAAATATTATCTGGTGAATCGTAGTTTGATATTTCTATTTTCCAGTTTAACTTTAAAGATGCGGGGCAAACAACCAATATTTTTTTGAAGTTACCTTCCATTGCCGCGATGATAGCTGAGGTGGTTTTACCCAAACCCATTTCATCGGCTAAGATAAACTTATCGTTCATCAACAATTTTTTTATCGCAGTTATTTGGTGTGGCTTTGGATCTCTCTCATATTTTGAGGGGTCGATAACTGGTTCCTCTTTTCTTTGTTTTATACAATCTTTGAGAATATAAAAGGAGTAGTACTGGCCACAGCCTTCCTCAAAGCAGCCCCATATATGTAAAAAATCATCTTTTCGGCTAAGAAGTTTATTTATGAAAATTTGTTCTGGTATGAAATCTAATTTTAACTGCTCGGCAACAAAAGCTCTGCAAGTCATACTTATATCAAAAAGTTTATTAACAACAATCGGGTCAACGTTACCGTTTCTAACAACGTATTCGCTTTGTTTCTTTGTTGGGATGAAACTCTTACTGGTAAAGTACGTTTTTTGTATACCTAAAATATAGTCGTTAGTCCCTTTATAGACTTTTAATATATCTAAAGCACGTTTCTCTATTGGTAACTGCATTATATTACTTAATTCTTTGAATTTATTATTATTCAATAATAATAAATTTTTCTGACAAAGTCAATTCATTAATAAATGAATGTATTTATATAGAAAGAATAATGGAAAGAAAAACTAGAATACCGAATACTAGGTTGAATAGATTCTATGATGAAGAGGATTTTCGACTTGAATTAGATATGGCAACAGAGCTAATTGAGGAAGACATGAATTTCACCGTTGTTTTATTTAGAATCGACAGGGTTAATACCCAAGTTGATGATGTATACTGGGAAAGTAATACTAGAGATGTTAGGTTTAGGGCCCCAGTTGAGTTAAAAGTAATATTAAGCCTAGCGAACGGCGAAAATAAATCATATTCACCTAACGGTAATATGAGGTACCAGGATTATGGTAATTTAGAATTCACGGTTTTACAAAAGCAATTGGATGAAAAAAATACCGAAATAAACTATGGGGATATAGTTGGCTACGCAGATAAGGAGAACAACTTTAAATATTTTAGTGTATTTGACGATGACACAATAAACTCTGATAACCCGAGTACCCATTTTGGATATAAAGGTTACTTTAGAAGGATTAAATGTACAAACGTTGATCCTAACTTATTTAATGGTATATAATTATGGCATTACCTGGTTCATTTAAGAAAAACATAAACATCACGAGAGAGCGTGCTAACATTGAATACCCTTATTCTATGCAAAGTGGCGCGGCCGAAAACATGAAAGATATGATAACCGATAAGGACACATATCTTCCTAAAGGTGTTTTACATATTGATTTAGATAGGGGTTTTAAGGAGTTTGTGAAAAATAACTTGAAATTATCTGTTGACGGTGAAGAGGTTCCAGTCTTTATGATGGGTATTCAAACCTGGAATGAGTTTTCCCAAACTTGGAAATTTTCTGACGAATATAAAAACGTTAAGATACCTTTTGTTAATATCGTTAGAAACCCAGATACAAAATATGGGACAAACCCATCTCTAATCTATAACATACCAACTGGTAGACATTATACATATGCTGAGGTCCCAACTTGGGATGGTAATAGAAAGGGTATGGATATTTACAGAATACCTCAACCAATACCCGTGGACATAATGTACTCTGTTAGAATATTTGCTTACAGACAACAAGAGCTTAACAAGTTTAATACGTTAGTTCTTAAGAATTTTCAAAGTAGACAGGCATACACAGTCGTTAACGGACATTACATACCGATAGTATTAGAGGACACTTCAGACGAAAGTCAGGTAACTGATTTGACAAATAAAAGGTTTTATGTTCAACTCTATACGTTTAATCTTCAAGGTTTTATTCTAGACCCAGAAGATTTTATCGTAACACCAGCAATAAGTAGAACATTCACAATAACTGAAAACACATAAAAATAATCAAACTTTTTTTAAAATGAACCTATCCTGCGGTTTTTTGGTAAAAAATAAGATATTTATCAATAAGTAAAATTAAATAATAAATAAAATTAACTAAATATGGCAAACAAAGTTTATGCATCTCCAGGTGTTTACACAACAGAGAAAGATTTAACCTTCACAACCGAAACAGTGGGCGTTACTACTTTAGGTGTTGTCGGTGAAACCCTAAAAGGTCCAGCGTTCCAACCAATATTCATCAGAAATTTTGATGAGTTTAGAACAACTTTTGGTGGTACGAACCCAGAAAAATTTAAAAATACACAAATTGTTAAGTATGAATTACCATACATTGCAAAACAGTATTTAACACAATCAAATCAATTATACGTAACTAGATTACTAGGTTTATCAGGATATGAAGCTGGTATGGCTTGGGCTATCAAAACTTTAGGTGCGTGCGATGAATCAACTTTATCACATACTGGTATTACCGAAACTGAATTTGAGTTTAGATTTAATACATCTACAAATCAATTCTTCGTTGTTGATCCAGGTGGTAATATCGACTTGATCGATTATATTTCTAGTTTGACTGGTGTTGACGCTGGGGAATTTGATGGTGCTTTTAATGGTTTTTTCACCACAATAGGTGGTTATGTTGGTGCTGATTTCTACGATAAGAAACACGCAATGTATTGGGGTCTGTTAACTAACGATTTAGAAACAGCTATCGATACTGACGCAACATCAATTAACTTGAGCTCACCAACATTTGTTGACGCTTACGAATTACCAGTTACTGTTCCAGCTGAGGATAGAGACGCTTATGTGTTAAATAACGAGTTGGTTTACGACACAGCAACTCAAACATACAGCGGACCAAGCTTTGGTTTATTCTGTCACACATTTAGTTCGGCTGGTGCTAGCACATTAAAAGGTAAGTTGAGATTATACACTATGACCTTGAATTGTGACCCTTATACTGAAGGTCATAATAAAACAATGGCTACTATTAGAAGTAGAGGTAACTACGTTTCTGATGTATTAAAGTACAAAGTTAATACTTTAGATATGGTTGCCCCAGCTGGTTTGGTTAACGATCCTTATTTAGCATTTGATTTAACTGGTACAACGGCTAACCCAACAGGTAGCACATTCTCTTACACGGTTTCGTTAAAAGAGGGTAACGCAAACTACATTAAAAATGTTATCGGTACAACACCTACTAACAAAGATTCTTTAATCTATGTTGAGGAAGTTTACGATAACTCTTTAAAAATGGGTTGGTTGCAAGGTAAAATTAAAGGTTTATTTACTGAAGCAATTTCAGTTAATAACTGGGATCACTATAAATTCCAGTACCAATCACCTGTTACACCTTTTATTGTTTCGGAATTAAGAGGTGGTTTACCACAAAGATTATTCAGATTAATTTCTATTTCTGATGGAACAAACGCCAACTTTGAAATTAAGGCGTCTATTGCGAATATTGATTTATCTAAAAAGACATTTGATGTTTATGTAAGAGCTTTTAGTGACTCAGATAGAACACCTGTTTTATTAGAAAGATTTAACGATTGTACAATGGATGAAAGTTTAGACAACTACGTTGGTAGAAAAATCGGTACAATAGACAATAAATATCCATTGAAGAGTAGTTACATTGTTCTTGAGGTTGCGGCTAACGCCCCTATTGATGGTGTTCCAGCTGGTTTCGAAGGGTACGAGTTCAGAACTAATGGCGAAACTGATTACACAGCCGCTTTGGTACCTGAAATGCCTTACAAACTTAAGTACTACGCTCCTGGTGATGTTATTTACAACCCACCTTTTGGTAACGCTGTTATTTCAAGTGGTGATAGAATCCCTAAAAACTATTTAGGTTTCTCAAGCCAATTTGGTTTTGATAAAGATTTGTTACTATTCAAAGGTAAAGTTAGTGTATTAGGTGACAATGCTTATAACACAGGTGATGACTATTTCACAAAAACTAAAGGTTTCCACATGGACATTAACGCTCAATCAATTGTTGATTCATT